AACGCAACTCATGCTCACTCACGCGGGCGGCCCTCGGGCCGCCCGCTCTCTTCACCAATGGTCTTTCGCCGGTCATGGTTGACGCGTGTCGTGCGCCTTGATCAAAGATTCTTCTTGACAGATGTAGGATCAATATCCTATAATGCGATTATTATGTGATGCCGTAGTGTGTTCGGTGTCGCTTTTCCTTCTCACATCAGGCGAATCACGCTGGCGCGCCCATTCTCGGGCGGTTGCGCGGCCGTGCTTTCCGTTGAGGTGTCATGACCCGACGTCTGCTCGATGTCGATCCGGTGACCGGTGTCGCCGAGTATCATCACTACGACTCCGTCAACGACCGCACTTTCATCGAAACTGTACAGGACGTGGCACCGGTCCTCGAGCGCAACAAAGCGCTACAGAATGCCGACGACCGGGGCTGGTCGCCGTCGCGCGACCTGCGGCGCGCCGCCACCATCCCGGACATCATCGTTCTCAAGTGGCGCAATGAGTATGGCATCGACGTCTTCAACCGCGATCACTGGCCGGCGGTGAAGAGACTGCTGAACGACCCGGAGTGGCGGTATCTGCGCACGGCGCCGGGTACGCTCTAGTTCGACGTCGCGGGGCGGCCAATCGGTCGCTCCCGCTTATCCAAATCCAGCGAAGGAGACTCCCATGGCAGCACGCGCCATCACGCTGCTGCCGTCGGCTGTGCGCACGACCAGCGGCGCCAGCGACGGCAGCTCGGCCGCGGCCGAGTTCCGCGAAGCCAACGTCCTGCTCGACATCACCGCGGTGTCCGGCACCACGCCGTCGCTGACGGCAACCGTCGAGACATCCGCCGATGGGAGCAGTTGGTTCCCCCATACGGCCTTTTCGGCCAAGACGGCGACGGGCAAGGACATACAGAAGCTCGCCAATCTCGGCAGCTACCTGCGCGTCTCCTATGCCATCTCCGGCACCACCCCGTCCTTCACCTTCTCCGTCGTGGTCGACGGCAAGCGGGTGTCGTAAATGGCGATCGCGACCTACGCCGAGCTGCAGACGGCGATCGGCAACTGGCTGGCCCGACCGGGCGATGTCACGATCGCGGCCATCATTCCCGATTGGATCGCGCTCTGCGAACTGCGCCTCAACCGCGAGCTGCGCCTGCGCGCCATGGAAGACCGTGCGACCGCAACGGTCAGCGGGCCCTACGCGGCGCTTCCGGCGGGCTTCCTCGCCATGCGCAATTTCCAGCTGAACACCAGTCCGGTCACGGCGCTGGACATGGTGTCGCCGGAGCTGATCGACCGCGTCGTCGCCGGCTCGAGCACGGGCCGGCCGCGGCTCTACGCGATCGTCAATGACGAGATCCAGCTGGCGCCGGCGCCCGACGGCTCCTACACGGCCGAGATGGTCTACTGGAAGAAGCTCGACGCGCTGTCGCCGACAGTGACCACGAACTGGCTGCTGGCCAACGCGCCCGACCTTTACCTGTTCGGCTCGCTGGTCGAAGCCGCCGCCTATCTCGGCGACGATCAGCACCTGGAGCAGTGGGAGGCGCGCTATCAGGCCGCCGCCCGCCGCCTGCAGGATGCCGACGATGCCGGCAAATGGTCGGGTGCCACACCGATCGTTCGTCACGCGGGGAGCAATCCGTAATGGCCGACAATATCCAGACCCCGACCGGCAGCGGCAGCGACCCGGCCGTTGCGACCGATGAGATCGGCGGCACGCATTTTCAGAAGGTCAAGATCGCGCTCGGCGCCGAGAACGAGTTCGACACGCTGGTCGATTCCGGCCAGCAGACCATGGCGAACAGCCTTCCCGTCGTCATCGCCGCCAACCAGTCGCCGGTGCCGGTCGATGCCACGCCCGCGAGCCCGGCGGCCAACGACTATCTGCCCGTGCGGCTGACTGATGGCGCTGCATTCTACAGCGGTGGGGGAGGGCAGACCGACAAGTCCGCATTCGCGGAAGGCTCGGGTCGGGTCACGCCCATCGCCGGCGTCGTCAACGACACGCCGACGGCCGACCCGGCGGAGGACCAGGCCGCGGCCGCGCGCATCACGGCCAAGCGCGCCCTGCATGTCAACCTGCGCAACGCCGGCGGCACGGAGATCGGCGTCGCGGCCGCGCCGGTACGCGTCGACCCGACCGGCACGACGATCCAGCCGGTGAGCAGTCCCGGCACGTTTGCCGTGCAAGATAGCGAGAAGCTCACGGACAATGCCGCCTTTGCCGACGGCACGTCCAAGGTCATGCTTGCCGGCTACGTCTTCGACGAGACTGCCGGGACGGCGCTGAGCGAGAACGATGCGGCAGCGGCGCGCCTCAACGCCAACCGGGCCCAGGTCCTGGTCATCGAGGACGACGCAACGCGCGGACGACGCGCCAGCGTGACCGCCGCCAATGCGCTGAAGGTCGATGGCTCCGCCGTGACCCAGCCGGTCAGCGGCACGATCACGGCCAATGCCGGCAGCGGCACGTTCGGCACGCAGGATAGCTCGAGCCTGGTCGACAATGGCGGGTTTACCGATGGCACGTCGCGCGTCATCCCGGCAGGCTACTATTTCGACGAAACAGCCGGCACCGCGCTCAGCGAGAACGACATCGCGGCGGCGCGTATCGATGGCAAGCGCGCGCTGGTGGGCGTGATCGAGGATGGTACGAACCGCGGCACAAGGCTGGCCGTGAAAGCGGCGAGCGCGGCGCCGCTGGCGACGGACCCGGCCGCGGTCGTGGCGCTGTCGCCGAATGGCTACCATCGCCTCGCGACCTATGCCGCCGTATACCGCTTGGCGGCGCGGCCCTATGCCCTGTCCAATGCCTTCACGGCCAACACGCGCAAGCAATACGCGACGCTGCACCACGCGGCCTCGGCGACGAAGACGGTGCGCATCCGCGGAGTCCAGGTCGCGCTCGAGAGCTCGAGCGTAGCGGCAATCACCGCCGCCGATCTGGTCTTCATCACGAGCGCACCGGCGACCGGCAACCCGGCGGTCACGCCTACGCCGCACAATCGCGGTGACGCGGCTGCGGAAGCCACGGCGCTCGCCCTGCCGACGACGGGGGGAACCGAGGGCGCTCTCGTCAATTCGGTCGAATACAATCTGGGTGTGACCGGCGCCGCCAGCATCGCGAATCCGGCGCCGGCTGTCGAGTGGATCGATCTCTACGACAGCGATGGCATCGCCGGCGACGACGCGGCAAAGGCGCTCGTGCTGCGCGCCGGGCAACTCGAAGGCGTCGCCGTCGTGCTCGACTGCAACGCCGCGTCGACCGTCAAAGGCTTCGTGCGCATCGTCTTCACGGAAGAATGAGACCTCTCATGCTGCTGCTGTTGTGGACGCGGCCGGTCTGGCGCACGCCGGCGGCGGCGGCAAGCGACTGGGGCGCGGCGGCGGCGGCCGCGAACACCTGGACAGCGGTCGGTGCGGCCGCCGGCAACTGGTCCGCGGCAACCGCGGCGGCCGACGCCTGGATTCCCGCACCGCCGGCAGCGACCCACTGGGAGTAGGGGGCGATCGGTCGCCTACGCTGTTCGTCCCTTTGAAACGGATGGAAAGAAATGATGATTCCCATCGGCGCATGGCAGCCCGACCTGCCGGACTTCGAGAATCCCGGCGCGCTCGAGGCGAAGAACGTGCTTCCCGACGCCGCCGGCTATCGGCCGCTGCCGTCCCTGGTGGCCGCCGGGACCGTCCTCGGTGCCATGGAGGCGCGCGTCCAGGGCGCCATCCTCGCGCGCGGGCAGGGCGGCGCCATCGCCAACTTCGCCGGCACTGCGGCCAAGCTCTATCGATGGGACAGTACCGGCGTGGCCTGGAACGACGTCAGCCGCACGACCGGCGGCGCCTACGGCACGGCGGCAGACGGCGGCTGGTCGTTCGCGCAATTCGGCGACCTCGTGATTGCCGTGAACGGCATCGACGCGCCGCAGAAGTTCGCTATCGGCAGCGACAGCAGGTTCGCGGCGCTCAACGGCACGCCGCCGGTCGCGCGCTTCGTTTCCACCGTGCGGGATTTCGTCGTCATGGGCCGCCCGAGCGGCCTGGCTCAGCGCGTGCACTGGTCCGGCATCAACAACGCCGAGACCTGGGCCTCCTCGCAGGCCACCCAGGCCGACTTCCAGGACCTGCCGGACGGCGGCTATGTCATGGGCATCGTCGGCGGCGAATACGGCCTGGTGTTCCAGGAACGCGCCATCAAGCGCATGACCTATGTCGGCGTGCCCGCCATCTTCCAGTTCGACGAGATCGCGCGCGGCACCGGCACGCCGGCCGAAGGCTCGCTGGCGCATCACGAGAACATCGCGTTTTTCTTGTCGGATGACGGGTTCTTCGCGCTCGACGGCGCGCAAGGTCTGCGCGCCATCGGCCACCATCGCGTCGATCGTTTCTTCTGGAACGACGTCAACCAGACCTACCTGAACCGCATCAGCGCCGCTGTCGACCCGATCAACAAGCTCTACGTCGTCTCCTATCCCGGGCCGGGCAGCGACCTGGCAGGCGGCGCTCCCAACCGGCTGCTGATCTACAACTGGACGGCCGATCGCTGGAGCCGCGCCGAGGTCGAGATGGAGATGATCCAACAAGCGGCATCGCAGGCCGGTTACACGCTCGACAGCCTCGACAGTTATCTGGCCAACCTCGATGCGCTGCCGTTCTCCCTCGACAATCGCTTCTGGACCGGTTCGGGGCGGCTGCTGCTGGCCGGGTTCACGCCGGCCCATATGATCGGGTTCTTCAACGGTCCCAACCTGGCGGCGACCGTCGATACCGGGGAGGCGCAGCTCGTGCCCGGCCGGCGCGCGCTCGTGCGCAGCCTGCGACCGCTCGTGGAGGGCGACACCGGCGGCGCGACCGTCAGCGTGCGCACGGGCACGCGCAACCGCACGATCGATCCGGTGTCGTTCGATGCACCGGCGGCGATGAATGCGTTCGGCCACTGTCCGGTGCGCGCCAACGGCCGTTACCTGCGGGCGCGCATCGAAGTCGCCGCCGGCGCGGCCTGGCGCCATATCCAGGGAATCGACGAGGTCGAGTCGACCGCGGCGGGCGCAAGATGAGCGCCGGCTTCCCGGGCCTCCCCGTCACCGGCGGCGACGCCCGCCAAGTGGCGGCCGTCGTCAATCGGCTGGCCCAGGGCAAGCTCAACTGCACCGGCGCGGTGACGCTCGCCGCCGGCGCCGCCGCCACTAGTGTCAGCGATCCCCGGGCCACGGCGGCCAGCATCGTGCTGCTGATGCCGACGACGGCCAACGCCGCCGCCGAACTCGGCAACGGCACGCTCTTTGTCTCGGCGCGCGCCAAGGGCGGCTTCACGCTCGCCCATGCCAACAATGCGCAGGCCGATCGGGCCTTCGGCTATGTGCTCATCGGATAGCTCATATCAACCTTCGCTACTCCTGGCCCATCACCCACTCCGTGTCATTCCCGCGTAAGCGGGAATCCAGGGCAACAGCTCGTCGCTTGCCCTGGACCCCCGCTTTCGCGGGGGTGACAGGTAGGGGGAAGCAGCGATGAGTCACAAACCGAGAAGCCTGGGATCACGGTATTCGCCCATGAAAATGGTCCCGCGCCTCGTCGGCATCCCCGCGGCCGAGATCGACGCCGTCTGGCCGCTGGTGGAGCCGCTGATCGCCGGGGCCTGCCGGCGCGGCGGCGGCAAGGATGCGCCGGCCGACATCCGGCGCGGACTCAAGGCGCGCGACCAGCAGCTCTGGCTGGCCTGGGACGGCGGCGTGGTCGCGCTGGCGGTCACGGAGATCGCCTGCCATCCGCGCAAGAAATGCTGCCGCATCCGCATCTGCACGGGGCGCGAGCGGCGGTCCTGGCAGCACCAGCTGGCGGCCATCGAGGCCTGGGCGAGGGCGCAGGGCTGCGTGGCCATGGAGCTGATCGCGCGGCCCGGCTGGTCGCGGCTTCTCAAGGACCAGGGCTACGCCACCACCCATCTCTATTGCGAAAAGGAGCTTTGATCATGTCCGGCCCGCCCGATACCCAAACGACGATCGCGAAATCCGAACCCTGGGCGCAGCAGATCCCCTATCTCGCCGGCGATCCCAAGAAGGGCATTCCCGGCCTCTTTCCGGAGGCCAATCGCCTTCTTCAGTCGCCCGGTCCGCTC